TCTCAGGACCTTTGGATGAACGCAGTCTATGGAGGACCAGGACCAGGTACACATAAGATTATATTCACCAATGATGGTGCCGAGATATTTGAAAAGAACGTATCAGCTACTGACCACGTAACAGGTAACGCAGTAGGTCCTAACAACCTAGGCACCTTGACTGTGGTATCAGGTGCATTGCCATTGATTAAGCCTACCACTCAGTGGTATGAGTTTTACTATGAGCACAATGGCAATCAGGTCACACAGCCCTACCGAGTGAACATGGATCGTAGAGTACAAAGCCAAGAGTACAGCATCATCTTCCTTGACCGCTTTGGTTCATGGGGTTCATTTGCTTTCACAGGCAGAGCATACGAGAAAGGTAACGTAACACGTGAGCAGTACAATCAGGATGTAGCAGGATATATTGATGCAGGTGCATGGAACTACTACCTCACAGATAGAGGCTACATCAACAGCTATGTTAGTGTTGAGAACACCATCGACTTGAATACCAATTGGATGAATGAGCAGATGGCACAATACTTTACTGAGCTTGTCAGTTCACCATACACATACTTCAAGATAAGTAACTACGATGAGAGCTGTGACATCCCTGCAAGCACTGAGTATGTGAGCTGTAACATTGTGACCTCTACATTTGAGAAATTCAAGCAACGGAATAAGAACCTAATTAAGCAGAGCATTACTATTAAGCTTGCTAACAACGACATGGTGAATGGTTAAGATACAACTAGCTACAGGCTACCTTGAGGTTAAGGAGGGTACATCATTCCCTTTGAACTTTCAGGTAGGAGACATCAGGGATATATCACAGAGAAAGGGTAACTTCTCCAAGACTATCACATTGGTAGGCAGTAAGAATAACAACGACCTGCTGAACCATTACTATGATGTCAACATTGTAGCCGGTACCTTTGACATTAACGCTGTCACTACCTGTTCAGTTATTCAGGATGGTATCCCTGTAATGGAGGATGCGAGCATGCAGCTCAAGTCCGTTAAGAAAGTACAGCTAACCGATGGCTATGAGGAACATGTAGAGTATGAGGTATTGATTAAGGAAAGCAAGGCAGATTTCTTTACAGCCATCAATAACCTTGAGCTAACAGATATAGACTTCAGTGACCTCAACCACACCTACGATGCATTCAATGTAGTGAACAGGTTTAGCAATACGGTGGTTGATGGTTTCAAGTACTTCCTCCCAGGTAGTGGGGATGTGTTCTACACCACACAGGAATTTAAGCCTGCCATATTTGCCAAGACTTACTTCGATAGGATATTCCAAGACTCAGGGTTTCAGTACAATTGGGCTAGTCTAAGTGCTACTAAGTTTGACAAGCTAGTCATTCCATACAACGGAGGGATAGATAACTTTGATTATTTAGACTATGTGGTGCGAGCTGAAAAGACTACACCTAGCACAGTAACCTCACCTGCTCAGGTAGTACAGCAAACCCCATTCTATACCTTTGCAGGCTTAACGGAGATAGAAGATTTACAGGGTATCTTTGACCCTATCACAGGGATCTACACTACACCGTTTAACATCAGTTCTGCCAATGCACAGTACTATGAGTTTAATGTGGTGGTAAGCTACACCCTTGACCTCATCAACACGGGAACTGTTCCTGCAACAGTATCATTACCTCCATTCTACAGGGTCAAGTACCGGAACACATACAACAACTTTATTGTGCAAGGTCCTACTCATGTGGGGCCAGCATCCGTACCTGTAGGTACAACTACATTCGCAACTGATACGGTAGCGTTCACCCAACAGTTGAGTGACCCTAACATACTGAATCAGCTCACCAACGTACAGATGCAGATACAGGCTGTACAAAGTTCGTTAAGTACATTCTACACACCCAACGTACAGCTAGCACTAAACATATTATCAGCTAAGATAACCATCACCCCTAGCAGTAACATCGTGGCCATTGGTGGTACCATTGATGTGAATGACTATGTGCCTAAGAAAATAAAGCAGAATGAATTTGTTAAGGGTATATTCAACATGTTCAACCTGTATGTTGAGGTAGACAAGTCACAGCCTAACATGCTCAACCTCATTCATAGGGATGACTACTACGATGTAGGCAAAGAGGTAGATTGGACTCTGCTACTAGCTAAGGACAAGGAGCAGTCACTGTCATTCCTACCTGATATCACAAGTAAGAAAGTGATACTCACCTACAAGGCAGATAAGGATACACCAAACAAGATATACACTGATGCTACCAATCAGATATACGGGCAGGCAGAGGTTATCTTTGATAACGAGTATGTCAAGGATGTAACTACTAAGGACATACTATTCAGCCCTACGCCAATCATTGATACAGTCTTTGGTGCATTTGTTCCAATGTTAGCAGGTGCACAGCCTGATACTAACATCCGTATCCTGTATGACTCAACAGCAGAGGTAGGACTAACCACATGCCAAGGGTTTAATATCTTTGACTATGGTACTACGGGTGTGACCAACGTCACAAGCTATCCGTATGTAGGTCACTTTGATGACCCACTCAATCCTACCTTTGACATCAACTTTGCTACCTGTGCATTCTACTACTACATGCCAAGTACCTTAACGCAGAACAATCTGTATAACAGGTATTGGAGACGTACCATGGGGCAGATAAACAACGGTAAGATGTTGAGTGCATTCTTTAATCTGAAAGAGAATGACATCCAAGCCTTGGAGCTCAATGATAAGATTAGGATTGATAACTCATGGTGGAACATTAACAGGGTCATTGACTACAATGCCAATGGCAATCAGCTCACACAGGTAGAGCTTATCAGTATTGATAATGATGTACAGCTCATGCCGTTTGCTACGGGCTCCCCAACACCAGGTGTAGGTACAGGTAGTGTAGGTCCCATCACTCAGGTATCCAATGATACGATCATTAAGACTAAGACTGCCAATAACAACATCATACCTAACAGCACCTCGGGTGTAGTTACCGGTAAAGGTAACAATGTTAACCCAGGGCTCAAGGTAGTAGTGGTGGCAGATGATGCAACCATTGAGGAGGATGGTATCTACACTGATAACTTGACTGTCTATGGTAAGGTGAACGGCATACCTGTTGACCCTCCGTACTACAGATACACAGCTATCCTCAATCAAAGCGGTACATCCGCTCCAACTGCAGATGTCAAAGAGTCTAGCTTTGGGGATATTGTATGGGTACGAAATAACCCAGGTGAGTATTTAGGCATCATACAGAATTGGGAGCTAGGTGCTATCCTAGGCAGTGAACTAACAGTCATGATTAATAACGTAACTTTTGATGGAATAGTTAGTGCTCAGTATACGCCAACAAATAATACTATAGATGTATATACCACACAGATAGGGGTAGGCTTTGTCGATAACTACCTAATTAATACTACTATTGAAATAAGATATTACAGGCCATAACATGAATGAAGTTGAAATACCATTAAAGCTCGGAGGCATTGCTGCCATCAAGGCAGAACTTAGAGACCTCAAAGGGCAGATAGCTGATGCTACTGATCCGGAAACAATGACACGTTTAGCACAACGTGCAGGGGAGCTCAAGGACCAACTCAAGGATGCCAATGAACAGATAGCAGTCTTCACCACAGGCTCCAAGTTTGAGGCTGTAAGTAACAGCTTTGGTGCTATTAAGGGAGACCTTATGAGTCTTGACTTTGAGGGTGCATCTGAGAAAGCACAGGTATTTGCAAAGAACTTAGGGAGCATCAACCCCAAGGATATTAGCAAGGCATTTGGAGGGCTAATGGGTACACTCAAGACAGTAGGTGGTGCCTTTGTACAGCTAGGTGTGACTATCTTAGCTAACCCAATCTTTCTATTGGTGGCTGTCATCGTGGCTATTGTTGCTGCCATCCTGATATTCCTAAATAAGATAGGGGTACTACAGAAAGTGCTTGACTTTTTAATGATCCCTGTTAACGCATTAATTCAGGGCTTAAAGGATTTAGGTGATTGGTTAGGGTTGACAAGCTTCGCTGCAGATGAGAATGCTGAGAAGATGGCTAAGGCTAATGAGAAAATAACAGAGAGCAGTAAGAAAAAAACTGACTTAATAGGTGAGAACTATGACCAGGAGATTGCCATGGCTAAGATAGCAGGCAAGGATACTACACAGCTAGAGTTAGACAAGTCAAGAGCACAAGAGAAAGAGGCTATTAAGAGAAAGGCCTCAGCTAAGAAAGCACTTGAGGCAATGAGGCACCAAGAGGGTGAGGAGGCTACTAAAAAACGTGAGGCATTGCGTAAGCAGATAGAGGATGAGAATAAAATCATTCGAGGTGGTGTTAATGAACGCAAGAGAATTAAGGCACAAGAGATAGCAGATGAGAAAGAGAAAGATAAGAAAGCAGGTGAAGAGGCAGCAGCAGCAGCAGAAAAGGCTAGGGAGAAAGCTAAGCAGGCAGCCAAGAACAGACTTGACAATGCTAGGGCACTCAGAGACTTTGAACTATCTCAGATAAAGGATGCCAATGAGAGAGAGGTAGCTATCGTAAATGAGAAGTATGCAAGGCTCATGAATGACCTCAAGAATGATGCTAACAAAACTGCTGCAGAAAAAGCTAAGTTTAACGAGATGTATCTCATCCAACAGCAACAGGAACTTAACAAGCTATCAGAGGATAAGACTAAGACTGAGCAGGACAACCTTAAGAAAGGCAATGACATCATAGCTGATTTACAGCTACAGATGATGGAGGAGGGAACGGAGAAAGAGCTTGCTACCACTAAGGCAAAGTATGACAAGCTACGTGCTCAGACCTTGGCAGATACTACACTAACGGAAGAGCAAAAGAAAACATTAACTCAACTGTACAACGATCAGGAGGATGCAGAAAATAAGAAGAGGGCAGATGCTAAGATATTGCAACAGCAGACACTTGCTAAGACCTTGGCAGATGCTGCACTTACTGAGGACCAATTAAAACTGCAAGCCCTTAAGACTAAGTATGAAGAGGAGTTAAAACTAGCAGAGGGCAATGAGATACTTAAGGCAGCACTTAAGGCTAAGTACGAAAAGGATGAAACCAAAATAGTAGAGGATGCAGCCAAAAATAAAATTGAAGCGGCACAGAAAGAAAGGGATGCAAGGCTACAGCTTGCTGCAGATATTGCCACAGGTATTCAGACAGTAGGTGCTGCGTTCATCAAGGACCAAAAGAAACTTGAGAAGTTTAACAAAGGCATGGCATTGGTACAGATAGGTATTGATACAGGTAAAGCCATCTCATCCCTCGTGGCTGCATCAAATGCTAACTCATTGAATGGTGTGACTGCAGGTGCTGCAGGTGTGGCTCAGTTTGCTACCGGTATCATACAGATTGCTACCAACATTGCCAAGGCAAAGCAGATACTTACATCAGGTGGTAGCCCATCAGGTGGTGGTGGTGGTGGTAGCTCAGAGTCTAGCAGTGCTAGCGTAGCACAGCAGGTTCCACAGGCTGCACAACTGTTTGGCTCAGCTAATGCTGGAGGTACAATGAGTGCAGGAGGTACATCTACTGAAAGCTCCATGACCGTTACCGCTGTAGTATCTGAGACACAGGTAACCAACGTACAGAACAAGATAAACAAGATTAACAAAAACGCTGAACTATAATGAACTCACTACAAGCAATCATCAATCACATTGAGCTGTTCTATACGAACCACAAGCAGGTTAAGAAAGTAGGCAGTGACTTCAAGGAACAGCTGTTTAACTTCGCTACTAAGGATGAGAAGTATCCTATTGTGTTCGTGGTTCCTGTAGCTGTCAACCCTACTGAGAACACAAGTGAGTTTAACTTTGACATCTACTGCTTTGACATCATTCAAAAAGATAGGGCTAACATTATAACTATCCTAAGTGATACACAGCAGATACTCAATGACCTTTATGTGTACTACATAGATAGTCAAGACTATGCCTTTGATGTGGTAGGTGTTCCATCATTCCAGGCATTGAACAATGATCTACTTGACTACGCTGCAGGCTATGTCATGAACATCACACTAACAGTGAATGATTGGACTGATTGTGCTGTACCACTCTAAACATTTTGGAGGCTTAAAGTAATATAGGTATGAGCACACCGAATTGGTGGGGGGATTGGAGGCCTAACCTCACACCTCACACAGGAGACCTACAGCCTACTGACTTAATAGAGTGCACCTCTGTATCATCAATGGGTGTACCTACTAACACTGTCATCACCGGTCAACAAATAATTAACGCAGCTCAAGGTGGTGGTGGTACTAGCAACCCTGTGCTGTTAGGGTTCTCAGGTATCACAGGTACTAACACTACTAGCAATGCTATTACTATATGCCACTCGTTGAAGATACCTGCCAACACATTAGGTACTAACAATATCCTGCAGGTAGTATTCAGAATGATGAGAGTAACGGGTAACACGGGGCAGATGTACGGGAGGATATACTTCAACACTACCAACAGCTTAACAGGTGCTACATTATTCAATACCATTTTTACAATGAATGGAGGCTCTACTCAATACCTTGGATACGTTGAGAGAAACTTTAGCTACAATGGTACTAACTTAACTAGCTACTCTAATGCTGCGTATAGTGAGTATACCACAGGTAACATTCTCAATGTAGCCTTTAACAGGTCAGTAGATAACTACATCCTATTGACTATGCAATGCCAGGGAGTTACTGAGATTGCTAACATCAACCTATTCAAAGTATTCGCTTATGTTTAGTATTAATGATATAGACTACACCATCACAGGCCCCATTGAGGTGGTGAGTGATACACAGATACATGTTGAAACTGATAAGGGTATCATTCTAGTAGATGATACAATGGATATATATAAAGAATTAATCAATGGCTAGATACGCAAACACAGGGGAGTTTAACATCCTATATCCTACTAGGAGAAAGATGGCTACCATCCTCAAGAGAATAATTAGAAACGAGGTAGTAGATGGTGAGGGTACACTTGTAGAAAGTGTGCGTATCAATGCTAAGGTCACAGGCTTTCAAAAACTTGAGATACAAATAGTGGCCATGTACTATTTTATCT